CATATTTAGGTGTACTTTCATTGTCGTATAAATAAAAATGATCTACTCCTAGATCTCTATGATGATTTAACCATTCAGAGATATACTCTTGGTCGTTTTGGATCATTATACAAATGGCAATTGATTTCAAGGCTATTTAATTTTGGTATAATGTAATAAAAATATATGGGGTAGCCTAATCTTTTATGAAGTCTTTTTTAAAGAAACGACCTGAAATATTGTCATTAAAGTATGTATCTCCTTTTTCTATTACCTCATTGACATAGAGGTATTTGTCTTCATAATAAGTTAATAACTTTTTGGAGGGTACAAACATAAGAATTTCTCTTATGAATTCATCTTGTTTACCTTCTTTTAACATTTGTTTGATTGTTGGGTTTGAACCGTAGTAGGTTTTCCAATCAGATTCTTTAGTAACAGTTTTTTTCTTAGAAGCTCTTTTATCAGTAATTAAAGCTAATTCCTTTTTACCTAAAGCTTTCTTTTGAACAGATATTAATTGTTTTTTACCTAAGTATTTTCTACCAGTTGGAGTATGAGTTACCTCATAAATGAACCCGAACGTTGGTTCGGGCATATCTGTCAATTCTTTTATTTCTTCGTTTTTATATAACCACATATTTTTTATTTTATAAATCGTATCTTATTACAAAAGTAGTATCTGTTATTGATGATAATGATATTGCTTGAGATAATTTAGCTACTGCTAATAATTCACTATTTTCATTGTAAAGTCCTACTGTAGTAACATAGGGAGCAAATTCTGATCCTGTAGCAAAAGATGCTATTGATCCTGAATTATCTGATGTTATAGTAGGGTTGGTTGAGAAATTAAAATCATTTTCTCCTACTTTACAACGAACTTCTTGTTCATAAATAATATATTCACTTTTGAAACTTATAGAGGCGTTAAGGTCTTGATTTGGCATATTATAGAGCGATTTTGTTGTGAGTTAATATACCATTAGCTATGTATAAATCATTTTCTTCTACATCTAGATCAAACACTGTAAATTCACCTGTTAGGATTTCAATTGATTCTATTAAAATTTCTTCTCCATTTCTATCAGATAAATAATCTCCTACCATTAAATATGGAGTAGTTTTTATTCTCCATGTATCATTTTGTTTAAATAAATGTAGGTGAGTAGAAGTAGTTGTTAAAATTCCATTATTAATTGAATATACTTCACTAACTTTATAACTTTTATTTCCAATTACAATAGCAGTACCTTCAGTTAATACTAATTGGTTAATAGCCCAATTTGATAAATTAAAATTATTATTAAATGGTAAAGTTAAAATGGATGGACTTAATACTCTATCCCCCCCTCGTAAATTATCTACAGAAGTAGTACTTCCGTCTGCTAAGGTAATTAAGGTACCACTTAATACACAAGTACCTAATTTAAGTGAATTATAATAATAATATTGAGTTGTTAAAGGATTAATGGTAAATGTTATTTTTCCTGTATCCGTCCATTCATGACGATCTATATATATTATTATATCAGTTGTACTATCATTTTTATCAGATGCAAATATTGTATTTCTATTAGATAGAGTTGAAGTTAAATTAGTTGAACTAACAGACTTATGAATATCCCATATATAGTAGGTAGGAGAAATTGATGTTTGAAATGCTGGGGCAGTTGTTGTAACTAGAAAGTTAGTAGATCCATCACTACCCATAACATCTATTAGTGGATAAATAGTTGTAGAAATAAGTGAAGAATAATTACTAACTGCTGATGCAGTTATTCTATATTGGGGGCGGGTAATAGATCCAGAGGTTATAGATTTAGTTCCAACAGTGGAACTACCTATCAGTGATATGGATAAATTAGCTAATTGAGTACTAGATGTTATTGAAAATGTAGAAGCGGTAGCTACAGTAAAAGTACTAGAACTAGATTTAAAACTAATTGATGATGATGTATTATTTATTAATTCAAAATAAAATGGTGAATATCCTGTAGTAGGAGCTACAGCACAACTAGCAGATAAAATATCACTATATGATGATGTATTACCTGTACTACAACTATTAAAAGCTCTAAAATATACTGTACTATAATTACTTGAAGGTAATGATGGTAAATTATTTATATTAATAGGTGGAATGGTTGGGTTAGAATTCGTAATAAAAGATGAGGTTGCTATATTACTAGAAAAATCAGCTGTAGTACTATATTGAATTTTAGTAAATAAAGCAGTAGAAGAAGCTGAGTTGTAAGTAATATTATATTTGTAATCATAAGTAGCTGCACAACTTGATGATAAGGCTACTGTTGTTAAAATTGGTATAGCACATCCTCCTGGTGGGCAAGTTATAGGATCATATATTACTCTAGAATATACTGGGAGAGCAATACATGGGGCAATATCATCAAGAGTACCAGAAATGAAGGATTGTTTATAATCCAAAGTTGGACCACTTAATACATTTAGATAATTAGAAAAGCTTTTAGTTACAAATGAACCTGAGTAAGGACCACTAGTAAATTTTTGGTTAATTGCTGAGCTTGATAGATATCCGGTATTTGTTGGCATAATTTTATTTTGTTAAGCTTGTAAACAATTTGATCCACTATAAAAATATGATCTACCATAAACTATTAATAAAGTTCCATTTAAAGTACAACCATTAGCATCAATAGCTATAAAGCTATAAGTACTTCCATTAAGATCAGGTAATATTAAAGGACTAGTATCAGTAGAATATGTTGCTAAAGATCCAGTATCTGTCGCTCTAAAAGTATATGGTGGTGTACCTCCAGCAAGACTATAACTAATAGCATTAGAACATGAATCTTGATAAGAAGCAGTTACTGATAATGTTAAGAAGGTTGGTTGAGTTACTGTAAAAGTTTTATAATAATTTTGTATTGAACAAGTATTAGCAGTAGTTGGATATACACTCATTGTATATGAGGCTGCAGCATTTAAACTTGGAAAACTTATAGATGAAGTATTATTAACTGCAGCTGGTAAAAATCCTGAATATGCAGGTACTGGGGAGTCTAGATAATCACTTGCAAAGTATTGGTAATATTGATCTTGAACAGCATTTGTAAAATTAAAGGTAGCTGTTCCATCTAAACCATTATAGCAACTTACTGATGATGTTGAGAAACTAGCTGTAATTGGAGCTATAAATCCTAGATTAAATGTTGATGATGCCACACACCCATAAATATCTTTATATAAAATAATAGAACTTGTTGTAGCATTAGTAAAAGTATTAGGTAAAGCTTTATAAGGATCTCCATTAACTGAAGCTGATACTGCAGATGATCCCGCATCTATTTGTATAGTTGTAGATCCAGTAGGACCACAAAGAGGGGAAAGTGTATTTTGATATGTTATAGCAAATGGTATTGGATACCAAGAACTAAATGAAGCAGTAGTTATGGTTCCATAATAATCTTTAGCATAAACTTTACTACTAGTAGAACTTAATATACTACCACTAACAGTTATAGAGGTTAAGGAATTAGAACTAGTATAACTAGCACCACCATCAAGTGAATAACTATAGTAAGGTACTCCATAATTTATAGAATAAGTTACTGGTGTTATAGAAGATGTTCCATAACAAGTAGATGAACTAATTATATTAGATATACTAAGAGATTGCGAAGTAATAGTTAAATTAATAGAACTTGTATTACTTCTAATACCCGAGTTATTAGCTATAGTATAATTTAATTTATAATTTCCTGGTATTACACTTGATTGATCTGGGGTAATTGTAATTATACCTCCAGTTTGAGTATAATTAGGAAAACTATATCCTGGAGATACAGATGCTATAAAACTTGTATAATCTACTGTACCACAATCTGTAAAATCATTTGTTAATACATCTAATGTAGGTGGTGTAATAGAACTAACATATGAATAACTATTATCTATTGTTGTAGGAGCTACCCCAAATATACATAAATAATCTTGATTAGTTACTACTATTAAACCTTGAGAATAAAATACATTTCCAATGTAAGTAGAATCTAAAGTATCAATCATATTCCCTTCACCATCATCTTGAATAAGATAGGTTGAACCTGATATATATACAGAATTTGGAGATAAACCTGAACCATATATATTTTTATCTATAGAAATTACTGCTATTCTACTTCCAGCATGTGGATCAAGAGTATCTGTGTCATATAATGATGAGACAGCATCCCATACACTTCCGGAAGAATCATAATAAGTTTTTTGATTAGGATTTATATTACTACCAGTAGTTGTAGTTAAAGTCCTAATAGTACCAGATACTAAAGTAGACTGTTCGTAATTGAAATAAGAGGAAGAATTAAAAAATTGTCCTGTTAATGAACCCGAAATATAATTTTGATAATAAAGATGTTTTATAGATGTATAGACTAATCTTCTATATTCTTCATTAGATGTTTGGACCTCAGATGCAGGAGTAAAAGGATTTGTTGTAGTAATAGGAATATTTTCACCTATGTAAACCGTTATACCTTTTGAGGATAATGCCGAATTATTAACCTCCCATTGCTTATTGGCAATATAGGAGGTTAATGTTATATCTGTTGAATTTAATGTTTTGTATGAAAAACTCATTCATTAACTTGATTTTAGATTTCTTAAAAGTCTAATTTTACTCTAATAAGAGCTTCTTTTGTAAAATCTTTTACTAAAGGTTTTGATAATTTAGCTACAGCTAATAATTCATTATTATCATTATACATTCCAACTGTTGTAATATAAGTTTGTGGATTATTAACTAATGATGGGAAATTAAATTCACCACTACCACTTATCATAGAAGGATTAGTAGTATAATTAAAATCACTATTTTTAATTCTTACAAAAATATAATCTGATGTAATAGTTTCTTCACTGTTTAAGGCAAAACCACCAATAGAACTACCATTATTTATAGCATTATATAAATTAGTATTAATAGTAGCTAAATTTGCTGAGTTACTAGCAGTAGGTATTGATAAATTTATTCCTCCTGAACCTGAAGATAATGCTAAAGCTCTAGGATTTAATAGAATTAAACCTACATCTGGTAAAAATTTACCATATGAACCAGAAACTGTATAACCTGCAGCACTACTTCCTGATGGGATTGCTGATGTAGCTGAACCGTTAGATCCACTTACTATATCAAAGACTCTACCAGCATCACAATAGGTTAAAGTAGTTACATTAGCACTATTGTTAGTTAAAGTAATATTATTTCCTGAACCTGAAAGGGTTAAGTTGAATGTACTAAGAAATAGTTTTTCTTTATAATTAGCTCTACTAATGTTTATAACAAAAACATCTGGGGAATTAGTATTACCTGTTCCAAAATTAAAATTTGTGTTTTCATCTCCATTAACTAATGTACGGAATTGACCATAAGTAATTCTTGTTGGAGATAAACCAGATACTGATGAATTAATAGGTGCTGATCCTGTTCCATTTACATGTCCATAAGAAATAGTAAATTGAGATAAATCAGTATTAGATATGGAAGTAACTCCATATACGGGAAGATAGGCATTATTGGTCGCTGGTGATCCTGAAGCAAATACAGTTAATGTAGTTGTATTATTACTCCATAGGGTAGAAGTAATAGAATCAGCACTTACTACAAAATCTTCAGCATTTAATGTTACAAAGCTCATGTTATTATTTTTATTAGCTAGTTACTTTTGTGATTGTTACTGGAATTGTTATTCTGGCTCCTGAATCTCTACCTGTTAAGATTATAATAGTGGATAAAGAACTTCTAGTTCCAAATAAAGTATTAACAGTTGTGGCTGTTAAGTTTATTGTTGTTCCAACTACAGTTTTAGAAACATTAGTTCCAATAGTTGTAGTAGAATTTAATGCTTGAGCTTCTGTTGTATTTATACCAACACCATTAAATGTAGATAAAACTCTTGAATCACCTATAGTGGCTGTGTAACCTGAGGATTCAAATGTAGTAGATGAACCTAAGTAATTTAAAGTTTGAGGTGTAATAGCTAAAGTAGCCCCTTGACGTAATGTAATAGTAGTATAACCTACATCTAATACAGGTAATTTAGCAGTACCTCTTGGTAATGTTAAAAGTTTATACTTCATTATTTGAGTCTCATCAGGAAATGCTTCTAATATTGGCATAGCTTCAATAGCTTCACCATAAAAAGCTGATCCAGATGGATGACTAGGATTATATAGAGTATAATCAATTTCATCATCAGATAATGAAAATTGAGTAATTCTAAATGAACCATCATTTTTAGCTAATAGTTCACGTCCTTTTTTTGTAAGAAT